GCCAAGACGACTGCTATCTTCAGGGGACTCGGCAACTTCGCGCTTGCGAGATACCTTAGTAAGCTTATAGTATTTACTACTATAGGCCCCAAGTTGTCTAGCAGCGAAGTAAGGAACCTTGATTCCGGCATCGTCACTCTCTTGGTATGGTACAGGTCTGAACCTGCACATGCCGCGAAGAGCACCGATGCAAGATACAAGGGGTACCTTTTGAAAAACAGACCAGTTTATTAGTCTGTTGATTGCTGAGTACACATCAGAGGTGGTTTCAAGGGATGTTATAAAAGTCGGACGAACAAGTTCGCCTTCGTAGTAGTCGCATCCACAAGACTCTCTAAAAGGGCCAGTGTTAAACGATTTCGTCGTGTTAACAACGAAGCCTAAGGCCGTAAGGTACTTAACGACGTCATCGTAAGTCTCGCTAGAGACCACGATATCGTCGCCAAAGACACCGAACTGAGTCCTAGGATTCCAGCATGGTTTCCCATGCATGGAGTACACAGCCCGAACAGTAGCCGCAAAAAGCACAGTTTGTAGAGGGAACGTAAAGCCGTTCCCCATCGTGCTAATCATCCTAAGCCCAAGCTTTTCACCACTGGGAAGTGTAGTGATAGGCGATCTCGCAACTGACATCCAACTCACTAAGTGAGCAGGAAACAGCTGCTGAATCAAGCTCCAGGAGATGCTGTCGCTTGCCGATTGAAGGTCGATGGTACCAAAGGTACCATTTAACGACCCGAGTCGACAAAGTTCTCGATTATTTTCAGGCTGAGTGCTCAGGTTTATACCAAAGTACTTAGCTAGACGATTCTCGAGAAAGCCACCGATGACCTTTTGGATCATCAAGTTAATAAGTGGCTCGGTACAGCACGTGCGCGCAACCTCTGAGGTTTTAGGGACGAAAAAGAGACTATTACCTTCGATAATCGATGTGCCAAACCGCTGAGATCGATGCATTTCTGCATCAGCCCAGCTGCCGGTTTCACAGATTATGGCCCTGTAAAGGGCTACTAAATAGGGGTGGGTAGCAGTGACATTTCCGTCAAAGAGTTTGGAATAAAATTCCTCTCCCTTGACTTTGGCACTCTTCCCTGGCCCTATATCGATGTAGTTGACAGCAGTCTCAACTGTCAAGTTTCCATCGCCGTCTGCAAAGAGCAAGTTCTCGCAAGCTTCTGTAATGTACCTCTTGAGGTACATCCAGAATAACGAGTCCCTCTCTTCCTTAAGCCCAAACACGTAGTTCTCCTGTATGCTATCGTTTATTGCCTTAAACTTAATCAAGGCAGCATCTTTAGCAGACTGGGAAACAGTGCGTTTGGGGCTTAACTTCTTATAGAAGTTCTTAAGGAGGGATCGACAAGCATACCCTTGTGGGGTCTGATCATCGATAAATGGTTGCAGATCGTCAGTAAGTTTACCGAATACCATCGCGTAATCACGCATGAGGTGCTCCAGGTTAGGCAGATTCTACTTATAGTAGAGTCTGTTGTGTCAGAGGATACCAGTAACGACCGTGTCGCCAATCCCGGCAGAGACAGCACTCAAAGTGCCGCAATGCAAGGAAAGACCGGCTCGGACGTTGGACGGATCAGCTGAATCAGAGCCGGCGGGGAGTTCAATGATCGTTGTAACGACCATGCCCCTCGCGGCCTGACCTGCCAAAGGCAGCACACCCTTCCGGGTAATCACCTTGTACGTATTGAACGGAACCTCCGGCAAAACGTTTTGGCTGTTCACGGGCTTCAGAACTTTGAAGTTCTTCGGGCGGAACATCGTCAAGGTAAACGGATTCGAGACGGAGTGGATAACCACACCGGCCTGAGTCCCTCCCAACGCAGTAACGGCGTACTGCTTCGCATTTACATCCGGCGGCGTATCAGCCGCTATGGTGTAAGTCGGAGCCGTAAACCCTGTTTGGGCGCCCCCAGTCACGGGGGTTGATGGTGCAAAAGCCATATAAGTACCTAGGATAAATGGTAACAAAGGATTTAAACTCGAATAGAGTTTAAACGACTCGCAAGTAGCGCAACCACATTTGCAAACTTCTTACCTGAATTCTTAAGAGTGAATTCAAGAACCGGAGTTGGCAACTGCGAAAGGCGCGTCCTTGTGAGAGTGGTCAGAACTTCCGTAGCATCACTATAACTAATAGGTGTAGCATAGACGAAGTCATAGGTATTACCGTATTGTTGGATAAAGTTCGCCTTCATATCAAGAGTCGTATGAGTCTTGACTGTGTAGACGTTCCTAACTGACTTTACGGCAAACTTAACGTTCGTCACATCTGTAAATTCGGCCTC